TATCTGTACTAAGAAACAGTCTGCTGATTGGGTTAAGAACCTACATGCTCAGAAGGAACGTGCTGATAAGGAGTCTGGTAAGCCTATGATTAAGCTTAACAAGAACTGTATCAAGCGTGACGGTAATCCTGCTCAGCCTATCAAGTGTATTGATAAGTTCGGTAACGATGTTGACCCACTAATCATTGGCAATGGCTCTAAAGCGAACGTACAGTATATGGAAGTACCATATGAAGTAGCAGGTCGTAAAGGAGTTAAGGCTATCTTAACTGCTATTCAAGTCACTGACCTTAAGGAATACTCAGGTAACTCTGGTATTACTGAGTTCAAGATTGAATCACAGCCAGAAGTAGCATTAGAAGAGGACGAAGTATTCTAGTGTTGCGCCCCTCTTCGGAGGGGTTTTTTAATTAATAATAAGGAGTAATAATAATGTTTAAAGATGAACCATTACATACAATAAGGGAGGCCTACAAGGGCGCTACCCATTACAATAGGCTAAAGCCTGCATATCAGCCTGCAGAGGTTGCTCATGCTTGGGGGTTAGACTTTCTACTATGGAATACAGTTAGGTATCTATCTAGGGCAGGTCATAAAGACTCAGCCAAGATGACATCAACAGAGAAAGAAGTAGATGACCTTAATAAGGCTATAGACTATATTCAAATGCGTATTAATGTAATAGAAGGGAGAACACCATTGGACTTTAAAGAAACAGAAACTAACGAAACACCTTGGTACAAGAGACCTATTGAAGGTCCTGAAGACCCTTGGTACTATCAGAATGTAATAGACCTTAATGATAGACGTAAGGAAGATAAGGAGCTTGAAGCTTACTACGACAAGCTATTAGGTGATGAACACATGGCAGAATGTTGGGGTGATCGTGAGCGAGGGTAGTAAAGATTGCTTAATGAGCTTCTGTGACTATCAATTAGGTGCTGGCAAGACTGCTGAGTATACTAATGACGATATCATATGGGCTCAGCTACCAGAAGAGGTAGGGGAGGTAATGGCTCTCAAGAAGAGGTATCTTAGAGGTGATATAGACTATACTGCTATGAAAAAAGGTTTACAACTAGAGTTAGGAGATGTCCTATGGACTATCACCAGGCTAGCTGAAGACAATGGTATGACATTGGATAGTATAGCTAAGATTAATTTAAATAAACTAAAAGACCGCCAAGATAGGGGTGTTTTACATGGTCGGGGGGACCATAGATAATGTATAAATTAAATAAAAGATTTTCTATAGATAAGGATAAGTTTCAATGGATACTAGTGGAGACACACTACCCTGAAGATGGTAAGATGTATCAGAGAAATAAATACTACGGTAATCTTAATCAGCTAACATCTGCTATTGTAGATGAGGAAGCTAAGAGATCGTTGGATAGTCTGCCTAAAGATAGAGTAAAAGAAGTAGATAAGATAGTTGCTTATACTACTATGTTAGAGGGTATAGCTAAAAGACTAGAAGTATTTGTAGGTAAGAATATGTAATAAAGAAGGGGGCAATGAGGGAAGTCCTATCCCAGTAAAGCAGACTTTATAACCTATCATACAATAAAAGGAGGAACCTCGTAGAGGAAACTACTAGTATGTGTTATTAAATTTGACTACTGCGAAGACCTCACCTAATTATTAAAGGAGTAATGATGAAATATCATACTACAAAAGAGTGTTGTGTTAAACTTGAAGGGCTAATGGTCATAATCAAGGGTATAAGAATGGATAGCTTAGATAATGTGATTGTAGTACATAAATCAGATAGCGCTATTCAATTAATAAATGAGTTGTTAGGAGAATTAAATAATAATAAGGAGTAATAATGAGAGAGAACGGTGTGTTACAGTATCATGGGCCATGTAGTATTTGTGGTTCTAAAGATAACAAGGCTACATATATGCATGATGATGAGAGTCATTCTGCTTATTGCTTTGGTTGTGGAGATTTTCAGTTAGAAGATGAGAATCTAAGGATAAATAATAATAATAATAAGGAGTACGAAATGTTAGAATCCAATAAAGAATCTATTGATGATGTAGCTGATTACCCAACAAGAGGTTTCAGGGAAAGGGGTATCACTAAAGATATCACTAGTAAGTATGGTGTCAAGGTAGGATACAGTGAGAGTGATGGTGTTACCATTCAATATCACTACTACCCTGCCACTAGAAATGGTAAGATCGTAGGTTACTCTCGTAGAGAGGTAGCTAATAAACAATTCATAGCTGTAGGTGATGTTAAGAATGATGTAGAATTATTCGGACAATCTCTATTTCAAAAGGGTGGTAAGCGTATTATCATTACTGAGGGTGAGCTAGATGCTATGTCTGTGCAACAGATGAATGCTAATAAGGGTTCTGAGTGGCCAGTAGTATCGGTAACTAATGGTGTTGGTGGTGCTCTCAAACAGATATGTGCTAACTTAGATTGGGTTAACTCATTCAATGAAGTAGTGTTTATGTTTGATGCTGATGAGGTAGGTAAGAAGTCAGCAGAAGAATGTGCTAAGGTAGTACGAACAGGTAAGGCTAAGATAGCTAAGTTAGGTAGACATGGTAAGGATGCTAGTGATTATCTAGTGGGTGACCACCTAAGAGAGTTAGAAGATTCTATCTGGAGAGCAGAGGTTTACAGTCCTTCAGGTATTATTAACTCAGCTTCTACTTGGGATGCCTTCTCTAGAGATATGCGAGAAGATAGTATACCTTATCCTGACTGTTTCTGTAATGTAAACGATCTTACCTATGGCAGACGTACGGGTGAGTTAACTATCTTTACTGCTGGTACTGGTACTGGTAAGTCTACCTTTATTAAGGAAGACATCTACCATCTACTAACTACCACTGAACATCAGATAGGTGTAGTATCTCTAGAAGAATCAGTCAAAGAAACCTTAGATGGTATCATTGGTATTCATCTTAATAAGAGAATTAACTTACCTGATACTAAGTTCGATAGAAAAGGTGAGGAAGGTAGAAAGGCTTGGGAAGCTACAGCAGGTACAGGTAGATTTACTCTACTAGACCACCAAGGATCTCTATCAGATGATAGCTTGATGCATAAGATTGAGTATCTAGCTGCGACTGGCTGTAAGTTTATCTATCTAGACCATATTACTATTGCTGTTAGTGAGGTTGATGGTGATATCAATAGGGCTATGGACAAGGTAATGTCAGACCTATTAAAGTTATGTAAGAAGTTTGATGTGTGGGTAGGTGTAGTATCTCACTTAAGAAAGACTGGTATCGGCTCTATCTCTTATGAACAAGGTGCTGAAGTAACTGAAGATAGTCTTAAGGGGTCTGGTTCACTCAAACAGATTGCATTCCAAATCATAGCGTTCTCTAGAAATAAGTATGCTGAGACTGAGGAAGAAAGAAATCAGGTTAAGCTAACCGTGCTTAAGAATAGATTCACTGGTCGTACTGGCTATGCTGGTTCAGCTAAGTTTGATGACAAGACAGGTAGACTCCATAATGCTAAGGGTGCTACCATTATGAGTAACAATGAGTTTACTATTGAAGAAGAGATAACACTTGAAGAGGAGTATACAGATAAAGTACCGTTTTAATAATAATAAATAATAATAAGGAGTAAGACATGAACTACGTATTCGATATTGAGGCTAACGGTCTCTTGAATTCAGCGAATAAGGTTTGGTGTATAGTTCTCTATGACTTAGATAGTAAGGTAAGTACTACTTACACTGATGAGAAGGAGGGCTACGCTAGAGTGTCAGCTGCATTAGACTTAATGTCTAAGGCTGATAGTTTAATTGGTCACAACATCTACGCTTATGATTTACCATTACTAAAGAAGCTAAAGGGCTTTACATTTAATGGTAAGATAACTGATACACTAATACTATCTCAACTACTTAACTTTAGTAGACAAGGTGGTCATGGTTTAGCCTCATGGGGTGAGAATCTAGGTGTCGCTAAACCTGTTCAAGAGCAATGGTTGTTCTTCGAAGAGAGAATGCTTAACAGATGTGAGATGGATGTCAAGATTAATGTCAAAACTCTATTCATTCTAAGAAAAGAGTTTAAACAAGCTAAGATACCTGCTAAGGTAATCACTACTGAGTTTGAGACAGCTAGAATTAGTGCTCAACAGGTGGAGAATGGTTGGCTAGTAGATATAGAATTAGCTGAACAATACTTTGAATGGTTAAACAATGAGATAGATAGCTTAGCTAATAAGATAACACCATT